GACTTAGCAGCAATAAGAGCGTTAATCTCGTATTCCATGTAAGCTAAATCATCTGTTGCTTCTTCTATTTTGTTGTATTCGCTATAAGTACGATCTTTCATAGGGTGATATAGTGATAACAGTTTTTGTAAACTCTGATCCGATTTTGGAACAAATAGTTTACCGTTTCTCATTATAATTCTACCTAAAGTAGCATTACCATCTTGTTCGTCTACAAATGGAGACCAATGGTTTGTTGCGTATTTAAGTTCCCTATTATAACCTTCTACTTCGTCAAAATAAAGTAAAGGTCTTTCTGATGTATGTAAAGAAGGTATTGAAAAAACAATAGGCTTGTGTCTACCGTTTAGTTCATATAATCTATCTTTGATTTCCCAACCGTCTATTTTGGTTGGAGTTTTTCTTTTTGTTTTTTCCATGATATAATATAATTAAATAGTTTAAATAAAAGTAATAGTTACCCCCGTTGATATAACGAGGGTAAGAATTACTTAGTTTTGTATTATGATTTTTTCAATAATACGAAGTTGTTAGCAGCTTGTACACATAAACATCTTTCTGATAAGAAGTTTACAGTCATGCTATCTAAGTCAGAAGTATAACTTCCACCAACAGATCCTGTAATCCAAGATTTCATTTTTCTATCATCTGCTTCAGAAGCTCTGTAACGGATGTGTAAGAATGGTCTTGAAATATTTTTCCCCATTGATTGGTCATATACTGTTGAAGTACCAGCTGGTACAATAACACCTTCTACGTCAGCTATTAATCCACGAGTAGTAGCATCGTTTAAGTATTTCCAGTCAGACTTGTAGAAATCGTAAGATCCACGTCTAAATCCAGAGAAACCTAAATTTAAAGCCATATCCTCAGAATTGTCAAATACACCGTAAGATGTACCACCAGCTCCGTAAGAATTTTGATTAGCTAACATTTTGTCAATGCTTAAAGCAGTAGATCTATCTAAGAACATCATGTTCTCTTCGATAGCTCCTTGCTTATCAAGCTCTTGTAAGATAGCATCAAACTCATCAATTCCACCACCAACGCAAGCGTTAGCAAATCCTTGATTGTTATATACTAATCCTCTTGATTCAATAGCAGCAAATAATCCTTCAGATCCAGTAAAAGTAGCAGATAATCCAGATGCAGCAACAGCTTTTTCAGCTTCAATCATTGCCATCTCTAATTTATCTTCAAATCTAATTCTAGTTTCACTTTCAGATTTTAAATACCAAAGGTATCCAGAAGCACCAGCTTCAGTAGCAACTTCAACCCATCCAATTTGTGCAGTATCAGATCCACTAATTTCATACTTACCTTTCATAATGATAGGTTTGTTATCAAATTTAGTGAATGGAGAATCTACAGATTGTTGAGACGCGTTGTCTGTTCCTTTTCCGTATTCAGAACCAAAGATGAATAGTTTTACTGCAGCAGCAGAAAATCCAGCATCATTAGCACCACCTAGTACAATACCAGCAAAATCGTAAGCAGATACTACTAAAGTAACAGTTCCAGCAGGTTTGCTTTGTACTCTTGCTTTTACAGTTAAATTCCCTTGAGAAACAACTAAAGTGTCACCTACAGAATATAACGCCCATTGTTGAGCAGCAGTTAATCCGTCACCATTTCCAACGGGATCAGCAACTAATGTAATTGTATCGCTTGTTGCGTTTGTGTTTGCGATTGTAGCGTTATTAGATGCTACGTGAATTCTACCTTGTTCAGACCAAACTACTTGATCAGAAGCCATTGGCATTTCAGCACCAACCATTCTTAAGAAACCAGAGATAGTACGGTTACCGAATCTTTCTACTTCTTTCTCGTAAACTTCTGGTAAGAATTGCTTAGCAAAGTTAAAATCATTATCAGCAATTGACAAATAGTTATTGTCAAATGCAAGTTTGTTTGGGCGAGGTACCACATGTGATAACTCAGCGCCAGTTCCAGCTAAAGCCATAATTTTTAATTTTTAGTTTTATTAATTATTTATTTTTTTTGAAACCCCACTTAAAAGATGAACCATCTGCATCGACAGCTCTGTAAGTAGTACCTGATTTAGGTGCTTCTCCTTGAGCTTTTCTAGGATCCATACTAATGTTTTTTGTTTGAGAAATACTCTGTCTCATAGCATCAGACTTTCCTTGTTCGTAAAAATGGTTTGCAATTGCATCGGGATTCATTGCGGTGAATAAAGATTTGTGATAACCCGCAGCGTCTTCCATCTCATTGTTTTTATTAAGAAACTTCTTAACAAAATTATTGATGTTACCTTGTGTATCTTTAACCTCATTCGGGTTTTTAACATTAAACCTATACCTCTTGTCTCCGACTTTATATTCAAAACCTTTGAATTCGTCATTAAAAACTTGGTTAGTTTTATTGTTGAAAGTTTGAGTTTGCTTTTCAGCAACCTCTTGATTTTTATTATATCTGTTGAAAAAATCTACAGCCTTTTTTTGCTCAGGAGCTAACCTAGAGCCGCCTTTGATTTCTTCATAGTATTTATCTTTTAAGCTATTAAGATGATTTTTAGCGTATGCTAATTCTTCTTTTCTAGCTAATTTTTTTCTTTTAATATCTCTTTCATCTTCAGTATCTTCTTCAATAGAAAACTTATCTTCTATCAAAAAGTTTATCTCCGATGGATCTAAATGAGGTCTTGTGTTTTGATAATACTCAACTAGCAATTGATCTTCATTTAAAGCATCCACGTCTTGGTTAAGTTTAACATAGTCTTCTAAACTTCCACCAGTCTCATCTATAAAGTCTACAACTTTTTGAATGTTTTCTGGTAAAGGTTTTCCAGTTTCTTGAGCTTCAACAACTGCTTCTGCAATCTCCTCAGCTTTCTCAACAACCTCTTCTTCTGTTATTTCTTCTAAAACAGTAGGCTCTTTAGGAGCAACCTCTTCTTCAATAACAGCTACAGGTTCTTCAACCTTTACTTCTTCTTTAACTTCTTCAGCAACCTTGCCTTTTTCTGGCTTAGTTACTAATTTGTCAAAATCTATTTTATGTGTACCATCTTCTTTGACAGTAACTTCAGGTACTAGATCACCTTTTTCAGTCTCTTGAGCCTGCGGAGTTATTTCTTCCACTACCTCTTCGACTACTTTTTCTTCTTTAGCCATAATAAAATATTATAAAATTATAAAATTAATTACATAGGTCCAAACGAACCTAAGTCAAAACCACTCATATTATCATTTCCAGATGACTCAAATTTCTTTGGTGGCGCGTCGTTCTGTCTTTGGTTTATCAACTCACTTTGTTGACTAGCCTGTATTTTTGTTCTCTCGTCTTTACGATCTTCTTTGTATTGTTCTTTTCCCTTAGCATTATCAACCTCAGCATTTTTTAATTCCATGTTAAACTGAAACTCCAATGCCATTAACTCTTTCTTTAGCATTGCTTCTGTTTGCATTTTTTGATTAGCTATTTCACCTTTCATTTGCTCCATCTGTGTTTCTATTTGAAACAGTTGTTGAGCTTTTTGAACCTCAGCTTGAGCTGCAACTTGTTGAGCTTGTGCATTTGCCTGTGCTTGAGCCTGCATATTTTCTTGTTGCATCTTCTGCTCTCTTTCTTGCTTTTTCTTTCTACGTATTTTTAACAGTTGATTTGCAAGTTTTATATTTTTTAACTCTCTAAGATCAATAGCATCTTCTAGATCAATTAATCCTTGAGCTATAGCAACTTGTATGTTTTGTTCTAATATAGCTTTTTGTTCTTCATCAGGAGTAAGCTCTATGAATATTCCAAAATCATGTAAATGTAATTTAGCTATATCTTCTAGCACTCCAACATTTTGATTACCTATTTTTTGTATAAAAGCTTCTTTTGTTGGTGAAAACTCTAATATATCAGATATTCTAAGAGACAAACCTTCCGCAAGCTCTTGTGTCAAAGCTAAACCAGAATTTAATATATGTCTAGTAGCCGTGTTTGAGTTAGCAGCAGCTAGCTTTTGAACCCCAACTAACGCTCTACTATCAGGAGTGCTACCATCTCTAGCTTCGTTTAAACCAGTTACATCTCTTATCATTTGCATGTAATAGTTGTAGTTGGTTATTAAAGTTTGTATTTTTTGACCACCAGATCCTGATTGTATTTCTTGAATAGGTACTTTACCTGGGTTCATGTCTCCTTCAGAAGTAAAAGATCTACCTATTATAGATCCCGTCTGAAAGAACATATTTAACGCTTCTTGTGGATTATAATTAGTTCCATTGCCTAAATCAACCTCAGCTAAACCATCAGCGTCTAAATAAACACCGTCTGGTACCATTCTAGACATTACTTGTTGTAGTTTTAAATGAGTCAACTGTATCATGTCAGCAAAACCTGTTATACGTTTTACTAATGAATCAATTCTACCCTTATACATTCTAGGAGCATTAATAGCGTAGTTCATTTTAACTTTACTATAGTCGCTTTTAGGTCTCATCATGTTTTTAGCTAACTCCCACTTTAATAAGTAGTCTGTTCCTAAAATTAAACAACCTTCATATAAAACTTCTAATGACCTTGATATTTTACCAAAGTTACCTGTCATTTCATTTATAGGTGGATCAAATGTATCGTCTCTTAGTATTATTTTTTCTGCACCAGTTGAAGTTTCTTTAACCTTGTAAACCTCGTTCATATAGGTTTTGTAGTTAAAATATAAAACTTGAATCTGGTTTTTATCGTCGTAATAAGAAGAGTTGTATCTATTGCTAGAGTAACTATTCTGATGTATGCTTTGACTTTGTATAGATTTTAAATCCTCATCAGTTAGATTTGGAAATTCTTTTTTAAGTTCGTTTATAGGTATTGTTTTTATTTCACCTACGTAATATATATCTTGAAAGTCTGGATCTTCTGTATAAGAATAAACTATATTAGCTGGATCCACATATTCAACTTTAACTCCTTCTGATTGTGTAAAAGTATTTTTCACGCAGCCTATACCTATTGTAGCTAGATCGTAGTTAACTCTTCTTTTTGTTAGATCATATCTGTTACCTTTAAGCAATACGTTTATAGCTTGCTCTTCAGCTAACTCTATACCTTGCTTGTAACTTAATTGCATATGAAGATCTAACTCTTCTTGACTGTCAGGTAGTTTGTCTGGAGCGTTTTCAAATAATGCAATGCCAAAAGCTTCTTGTGCAAAAGCACTTAACTCTTGTGTCTGCATGTCTCTCATTATAGATTCCATGTACTTTGTTCTCTTACTTATACCGTAAGGATCTTGAGAGTAACATTTTATATCAAATGATCTTTCTGATATACCGTTAACTACTATATCTACAAATTTAGGAACAACAGGTACTGGTTTCCAATCTAAGTTTAAGTAGCTTAAGTCACCGTTTACAGATAATTCATCTTTGTATTTTTGAATAGGTTGTTCACCTCTAGCATAAAGCCTTAGTTTATGAAACTCAGCTTGGTGCTGATTGTATCTTTGATTAGACGTAGATCCATCAAACCACTCGTACTCAATGGCCTTACCTACTTGTAATCCATACTCAGCACTTAATTTCTCTGCGTCAGGTACAACTTGACTCGGAAAATAACCTTTTACAACTGACTCAGCCATATTAATTTTCTATTAGTTTTGATTGCATACCGGATTGTCCGTATTTAGCTATGCTTAAGTTTAATTTTTCTTTTTTCATAATTGGGTTTGCTCTGTACAAATGTCTGTTACAAGCCATAACAGCTAAACCTGAACTAATAGCCGCATCAAACTTTGTACGATTATTAATGTCAAACTTTGCCCAGTCTTGCAACGTTTCGTTAAAATAACATGTTCCATATGTATTATCAGACTTCATTCCAACATGATCTTGTATATACATTTCAATAGCAGCAGCGTGTGCTTGCTTAATATCTTCACTTGAGTTTGGTATTCCACCTACTTCTTTTTCAGCAACTGATAATTTATTCCAAATTCTATCAGGCCTATTCATTGAGTAACCTCTATATCCACGTCTTCTTAAATAATATAATAAACGAGGCTTATTGTTTTCAGCTAATAATGGCATACCGTAAAAAACTAAAGCCATTAAAACATCTTCAAAGAATATCTCAGCGGTTTGTGGTCTTGCTACGTATTCTAAAAAAAATTGGTTTGGTGGACAATCTTCCATACTAAACTTTGTTAACCCGTGTAAAGCTCCGTTAGAACCTTTACCATCAACAGTTCCTGATATGTCATAACTATCACAACCAAAAGCACCCATGTGTTCGTTGCCTGGGTATCTCATACCATTTTTAACTATACTAGCGTTTTGCCTATTTCCAGGTGGTACCCAGCTAATTTTAAATCTACCAGCTGGATTTGGATAAAACATTACTGTTGAATCTTTTATACCATTAACCCATTGAAAGCTACCAACTGTTACTTGAGAATCATTATTAAGATCCTCGTTAAAATCTATTTGTTCGTATATTTTTGCTAAATTAAATATACTGTTTTTAGTTTCGTCCCTAAACGCGTGTTCTTCTGTTCTAGGAAATTGTCTGTAGAACTCATTTAAAGCATCTCCATCTTCTTTTAAACCATCAACTTCATTTTGCCAGTGCTCTAATATGCCACTGTTTATAGATTCACCATGCGGTCCAAAACTTTCTTGCTCGGGTGTGTCGAATACAGGTATGCCATTAGAGTCAATGAATCCTTCGTAGTTCCATTCCATAGGTATGAACAAACTATATAATCCTGAGCTAGTCTGTCCATTGCGGTTTCTTTTTGTAACATCTGAGTTTCTGTATAGTTTCTTAAAATTATCACCACCTTTATCTAAGGCGTTTGATGTTGATCCCATCATACATTTACCTATAATCCTAGAACCTAATCTTAATGTTGTTTTTGTGACTCTCCAGTTGTTTAATATATTATTAGGTCTTTCCCACTTACCTGACTCATCATGCACTAAGAGCTTTAGTTTTTCACCATCGTAACTGTTGTCACCTGTGTTTTTCCAATCTATAGTTGTATCAAGACCTTCTAATTCTTCTGGTTTTTCAGAGCTAACAATACTTCGTCTTGTAAGTTTACTCGCAGGTACTCTATAGGCAAGTTCTGTTTTTGGACGGTCCATACCGTCTTGTATTGGTTTGAAAAAGAAAGGGTAGTTGATGGATATTGGTACGACCTTGTCGGTAAACATTTTTTTAGCATCTGGTCCTGACTTTGATAAGATACCAAATCTAGCATCAGATGATATTGTGGCTTGGTTGACTGTTTCTCCAGAAGCCATAAAAGAGAATCCTGAACGTCTGTTTTTAAGGTAGCACATTCCGTAACATCTTGTATCTGCTTTGCAAGCTTCCCAGAATATGTAGAATAATCTATTTGCTTCTCTAAAGTCTGGTTGCCCAACATCAATCTTGGACCACTGCAGGTACATGTAATGAGTGCCAGTAATGTAAGTAGGAACACCTTTGTTAATGTACCAAAAACCTTCATCTCTTTTTTTGAACTCATTTTCTATGTAGTCTATATATTTTTTCTTGAAATCATCTGGATAATTCTTCCAATCAAATATTGTTTTTATTCTTTTAAGTTCTTTAGGATACTCAGTTACTTCCCATTTATTTTCACTAAACTTATGAGGGCTTGTTAATTTAGGTAAAGCTATTTTAAAATTTTGTATTTCATATATCTCACCTATTTCACCCGTCTTGCTTATAACAACAACGTCATGTTCTTTGTTATAACCATATTTCCATTTTTTAGACTTATTAAGTCTTTTTATGGTATTTATTTTTATAGGTTCTACAACCTTAAATAAAGTTTGCTTGTACATTACTTAGATCTTCTTTCAGCAAATCCACCAAAAGATGTTTCTTCAACAACCTCTTTAGTTTTATTGTTTAACATATCTTCTTCGTCCTGTATTCTATTCAATATTTCAAAAGCATCGAATATAGCTAGTTTTTTTGTTGCAGCAGCATTCTTAAGTCTATCAGCTGTTATATCATCTCCTGAATCTACAATAGCTTCTTTAGCTACTTTGATAAGTTCCTCAACTGCTTTATGCCCAGCTTGGATTATACTCTTTTTCGTTTCCTTGATATTCATATTTAATTGTAATTGCATTAGTGGGAACTCGGTATAACCTCTGCCCGTCTATTATAAACTCATATTCTGAATTAGGTGCAAACCCAACCAAAGAGTTTAAATATATATCTTTATCCATCAAGTCTGGATCTATATGTTTTATAACACCTTTTAGAGGTGCTTCCTTGTCTATAGAGAACTTATCTGTATTTTCTAATGGTTGTATAAAGCTAAAGCCTTTAACAGCTCTCCAGACGTCATTTCTTTT